TTTTTCTTTTTCTCTTTTTTTTTTTTTTTTCGAAACTATTTGAAAAATTCAGAAAATTGAAAAAAAAATTCAAAAAAAACCCAAATTTTCAAAAAAGTTTTGCAAAAAAAAAGGAAAAAAGGGGTTCTTACTGAACCCTAGCAGATTTTTGAACAACAAAAAATCCTTCCTTACCAACTGAAAAAAAAAAAATTTTAATATTTTAAAAAAAAAATTTAGGAACTAAATAATGTAATTATAATATAATGACGCAAAATAGTTCAAAAAGTTCAAACAATTTTTATTGTTGTTTTTGTGATTATAGTACTTGTAGAAAAAGTCAATATGAAAGACATTTAACAACACGTAAACATAAAATGATTACAAATGATTACAAAAAAGTTCCTGAAAAAATAACATCAAAACACGTCTGTGAATGTGGAAAACAGTATAAACATAGACAGGGTCTTTATACACATAAAAAAACATGTAATTTCAAAAAAGAAAATTTGGAAAATTTCAAAAAAGAAAATTTGGAAGATGATATTCTAGAAAAGGGAAAAAAAATAGAGAATGATGATAATGTAGATTATAAAGAACTATTTTTGAAGGCAATGGAAAAGAATGATGAATTAGTATCAAAAATAGTAGAAATGGCGCCGAATATAGGTAATAATAACAATAATAAATTTAATATAAATGTATTTTTAAATGATAAATGTAAAGACGCGTTAAATCTAATGGACTTTGTAGATTCTTTAAAATTGCAACTAGAAGATTTGGAAACAACAGGAAGATTGGGTTATGCTGAAGGTGTATCTCAAATATTTAGAAATGGTTTAAGTAATATAGAATTAACAAAAAGACCAATACATTGTATAGAGGATGATAAGAATATATATGTAAAAGAGAATAATATTTGGGACAAGGAACAAGAAGATAAAAGTAGTATAAAAAGAGCAATAGAGCATGTAGGTAAAAACAACTTCAAACAAATTCAGGATTGGATAGAAGTGAATCCAGACTGTACAGATACAGGAACATATAAAAACACGGAATATATGAAAATAGTAGAAAATTCAATGACGAAAAATGAAAATGACGTAGAAAAAATAATAGAAAATATAAAAAATGAAGTAATAATAAAAAATGAATAATATTATATAATAATATATGGATGATAATTTACATATAGATGAAGGAAAAAAGTTATATGCAGATGAAAAAGAATGTCCAATTTGCTTAAGTTCAATAAATGAAAAAGAAAATTATTGTATAACAGAATGTAAACATGAATTTTGTTTAGATTGTCTGGTTGTACACCTCGGTAAAAATGAGAATTGCCCAATATGCAGAAATAAAATAATAAATCATATAGAAAATAATGACGATATTACAGATGAGGAACGAAGAATATTAATATTTAACAATTCAAGTATAATAGCACGATTCGGTGGTGTGTCAGGACCAGTCTGCTATTTTATTCAACATATATACATACCATGTGCTGTAGGAACATTTACATTTTTCGTTATATCAACAGGCACTTTTGTATACTATATATTTAAAATAATAAGCAATTTTTAATTATATGTTAATTATATATGATTAACAAAATCAGGAAAAATAAAAGAACTAAAAAATATAAAGGTGGTTCTAAAAGAAAATTAAATACTAATAAACCTTTTGCAGATAAGGACGAATTAGGATATGCTTTAACTCAATATTGTAGTGGTAAAGATGAACTACGTCAAGATATAATAGATGAATATGGTGATATTTCAGATTGGAATGTTTCTCGTATTACAAATATGGAAGGGTTATTTAGCGATAAATATACGTTTAATGAATCAATTGAGAATTGGGATGTTTCAAAAGTTACAAATATGTATGAAATGTTTAAAAATGCACGTGCATTTAATCAACCTATTGAAAAATGGAATGTTTCAAATGTTGAAAGAATGGATTATATGTTTAAAGGTGCTATAAAATTTAATCAACCTCTTGAAAAATGGAATGTTTCAAAAGTAGAATTTATGGATAGTATGTTTGAAGGTGCAGAAAAATTTAATCAACCACTAGAAAAATGGAATATTTCAAGTTTAAAAAATACAAATCGTATGTTTAACTATGCTGAGAATTTTAATCAACCTCTTGAAAAATGGGATATTTCAAAACTATACTCATTAGCTTATATGTTCAAACATGCAAAAAAATTCAACCAACCGCTTGAAAAATGGAATGTTTCTAATGTAAAAAATATGGATAGCGTGTTTGAAGGTGCAGAAAAATTTAATCAACCACTTGAAAAATGGGATGTTTCAAAAGTTGAATATATGGATAATATGTTTGAAGGTGCAGAAAAATTTAATCAACCACTTGAAAAATGGAATGTTTCTAACGTAAAAGCGATGAATAGTATGTTTAGAGGTGCAACAAATTTCAATCAACCAATAGGAAAATGGGATATTTCAAATGTACAAGGTATGAGTAATATGTTAAATAAAGCTTGCAATTTTGACCAAAATATTGATAATTTTGATTTGTCAAATAAGTCTGCAAGTAGAATGCTAGAAAATACACCTAAATTTACTAATGGTAAAATACTAAAATTACTACCAAAAAATAATTTACAAATATTAAAGATGATATTAAGTGATAAAGATTATAAAGATTTTTTAGTATTTTTTGAAAAAGTTAAAAAGGAAAGAGTTGATACAATAAATAAAAAGTTTGAAAAAAGTAATAAAAATGTACCTGAAATAACTAATCAAATAACTAGTTATTTAGGTGGAAGAAGAAAAACAAAAAAAAGGCATTTAAAAAATAAACAAAAAAAGACTAGAAGAAGTAAGAAATAATTTTGTTAATAATATGTATATATGATTAACAAAGTAATTAAAAATAAAGGAACTAAGAAATATAGAGGTGGGTCAAAAGGGAAAGCAAATCTTAGTAAAAGAATAAAAAAAATAAAGAATTTAAAAGAGATGGAATTACTAACTGCTTCAGTTAATAATAATGTAAAGGAAGTAGAAAAATTAGTAAAAAGCGGTGTAGATGTAAATACAAAAATACAAGTTGAAAATGGATATGAACCTGCAATAATAAATGCAATAGAGAAAAGAGACCATGATATGATTAAATTATTAATAAATTTAGGTGCAGAATTAAATATTAAAAATGATTATGTAATACCTCCTTTGATGTTAGCTGTCAAACAAAACAATAAAGATTTAGTAAAATTATTATTAAAAAATGGGGCAAAAATGGATGATAAGTATTTTATTGATGAAAAAAATATACAAGGTATAGTATCTAGTTTAAACATTGCTATATTTCACAATTATAATGAAATAGTAGATATACTTTTTAAATATAATAACGATGAAAAAAATGCAAATAAAAAAATAAATTTAAATGAAAAAGAAGGTTTGGATTGTCTCTATTTTATTGATAATCATGAATTAGAAAGTCCAACTCCACTTAGATTAGCCGAATTTATGGGAAATATGAAAGCTGTAGAATTATTAACAAGAAATGGTGCTGATGCTACAGATTTATTAAAAGAATTGATAGAGGGAATGAGTCCTTTGACAAAATATGATATAAAGTATTTTGAAAAATTATTAAAAAGTATACAAGGAAATAAAACTAACTTTGAAGATATTCTTATACTATCATATGAAAAAGAAGATTTTAACTTATTTGAAATGATTCTAGAAAAGGATGTAAGGTTGCATTTTCCATATAAAAGAAATAATACGTTTTTTCAATATCTAACTAAAGGAGTAAATAACAATGAAAATGATAAAAAATTTAAAGATTTGATAGAAAGTGTAAATAAAAAAAGAATAGAAAAAAAAATGGTAAAAGAAGTAATAAAAACAAAAGAAATAGGAGAAAAAGGAGTAGAAGATAAAATAACTAGTTATTTAGGTGGAAGAAGAAAAACAAAAAAAAGGCATTTAAAAAATAAACAAAAAAAGACTAGAAGAAGTAGGAAATAATTATTTTAATTATATATGTGTATATATATATGATTAACAAAGTAAGTAAAAATAAAAGAACTAAAAAATATAGAGGAGGGTCAAAAGGGAAATCAAATCTTGGTAAAAGAATAAGAATACCTGAAAAAAAGGAAGCTTTAACAGATAAAACTATTTATGATGCTATAGAAAATTGGGATAAAGGTGGTGATTCACGTAGAGTAATAGAAGATAGGTATGGTAATATTTCAGATTGGGATGTTTCACAAGTTACAAACATGAAAGGTTTATTTATGTATAAAGTATCTTTTAATGAATCAATAGAAAATTGGGATGTTTCAAATGTAGAAAATATGGATAACATGTTTTTTTATGCAGAATCATTTAATCAACCTCTTGAAAAATGGAATGTTTCAAATGTAAAAAGTATGTTTAATATGTTTTGTCATGCAAAAGAATTTAATCAATCAATTAATGATTGGGATGTTTCAAATGTAGAAAATATGAATAGTATGTTTAATGGTGCAAAAAAATTTAATCAACCTCTTGAAAAATGGAATGTTTCAAATGTAAAACATATGAATTATACATTTCAACAAGCAAAAACATTTAATCAACCTCTTGAAAAATGGAATGTCAAAAATGTAAAATACATGCATAGTATGTTTTCAGATGCAGAACAATTTAATCAACCAATTGAAAAATGGAATGTTTCAAATGTAAAAGATATGAGTTATATGTTTTCAGCTACAACAAATTTTAATCAACCTCTTGAAAAATGGGATGTTTCAAATGTAAAAGATATGTCTGGAATGTTTGATAGTGCAGAAAATTTTAATCAACCTCTTGAAAAATGGAATGTTTCAAATGTAGAAGATATGAGTTATATGTTTAATAATGCAGAAAAATTTAATCAACCTCTTGAAAAATGGAATATTTCAAAAGTAAAAGATATGAGTAATATGTTTGAAAATGCTACAGCATTTAATCAGCCTCTAAAAGATTGGAATTTTTCAAATGTAGAAAATATGATAAGTATGTTTGAAAATGCGGAAAATTATGAAGTAAAATATTTAATACCTTTACTAAATAATCTTGATTATAAAATAATAAAATCAATGTTGACTAAGGAACAATACAATGAATTTTTAAGAAAAATAGCTAAAAATAAAATAAACAAAAAAATAGAATTGGATCATAATGTAGAACAAAAAGAATTAGCAGATAAAATAACTAGTTATTTAGGTGGAAGAAGAAAAACAAAAAAGAGAAACACAAAGAAAAAACGTAATAAAACTAGAAGCAAGAAATAAATTTATTATTTTGAAAATAAATTAAAATAATAAATGACATGGTAATTATGCAGAACACATAACGCATTCTTCTTCTTTCTTTTCAGGTCCAATAGTAAATTGTTGTGCTTGATGTTTTGCTTTTCTTCTTAAATAATAAATTCCAGTTTTTAATCCTTTTTTCCAACCATAAAAATGCATGCTAGTTAATGAGTTATAGGTGGGATCTTCTTGCCATAAATTTAAACTTTGACTTTGACAAATAAATGCTCCTCTATCAGCAGCCATATCAATGATATGTTTCATTGGTATTTCCCATACAATTTTATATTTATTGCGAATATGTTCAGGGATACTAGTAATTTGCTGTATGCTTCCTTTATTAGCAATAATATTATTTTTAACATCTTCATTCCACATATTTAATTTAATTAAATCTTTCATAAGATGTTTATTGGCAATAATAAATTCACCTGCCAATGTACTTCTACTGTAAATATTACTAGTAATAGGTTCAAAGCACTCGTTATTCCCCAAAATTTGTGAAGTGGATGCAGTAGGCATAGGTGCAAGTAGTAAGGAATTACGAATACCATTTTTCATAATCTTATCAGCGAGTGATTTCCAATCATATTTATCAGAAGGTTCAACCCCCCACATATCAAATTGAAAAATGCCTTTACTAATAGGTGAACCTTCAAATGAACTATAAGCACCAATAAAATTATGATTTAATTTTAATTCTTCAACAGTAAAATGACTACTAGGTGGTGTAATCATGTCAAACAAATCTTTTCTTTTAATAGCAATATTACATGATTCTTCTAAAGAGCCGTGATAAATAGTTTCAAATATTAATTTATTGGTTTTTTTAGCTTCATCGCTATAAAATGGTAAATCTAATAAAAAGAATGCATCAGCTAGACCTTGAACACCAATACCAATAGGTCTATGAAGCATATTGCTTCTTTTAGTCTTTTCAGTTGGATAAAAGTTAATATCAATAATTTTATTAAGATTTTTAGTTAAAATACCGGATACTTTATGAAGTTCATCATAATTAAATGTTTTATTTTCAACATCAACAAAAGCAGGCAATGAAATACTAGCTAAATTACATACTGCAGTTTGTTCATCATTACTATATTCAACTATTTCAGTACATAAGTTGCTACTTTTAATAGTACCAATATTTTTTTGATTTGATTTTGTATTACAAGCATCTTTGTATAAAAGATAAGGTGTTCCGGTTTCCATCTGACTATCTAATATATGAAACCACAATTCTCTTGCTTTAATAGTTCTTTTGCCTCTATTTTCACTTTCATATTTTGCATATAATTTTTCAAATTCTTCTCCATATACATCACTTAATCCAGGACATTCATCAGGACACATTAAAGTCCAGTCTTGATCAGTATGAACTCTTTTCATAAATAAATCAGGAACCCATAATGCATAAAATAAATCTCTTGCTTTCATTTCTTCATCACCGTGGTTTTTTCTCATTTCCATAAAATCCCAAATATCAGCGTGCCATGGTTCTAAATAAATAGCAAAGCTGCCATTGCGTTTTCCCCCACCATTATGAATGATTCCATTATGTGTAGTATAATCATGAATTTTTTTCATTTGTAAGTCATATAAAACACCATCATATGTAGATTTTGTAATATTTTTAATTCTTGTACATAAATAATCATTGTATTTGAAAAATTTAACATAACTTTTATTAGAACTAGATTCATTTAATTTATCATGATTAATAAATTGTATAACATCTTCTGTACATGGAATACGTAAACTATAGCTAATTTTTTTAGTTTCAATAATACCTTTAGAAGTATTATGTTTTTCACCAACTCTATCTCTAATATATCCACTTGTTAATACTCCACAACGCATAAAGATATATCGCATACTTTCAATCAAGTTTCTAGATGTATTATCGAATATCAACTCTTTATAATAACAACCATCAGTATGAATCATTCCTTTAACAATATTTTTAATTTTATTTAAAGGTAAATTCAACCATTTTTTATGAATGTGTTTTTCTCCATTTACATCATAAATATCAGCATATCTGAATGGTAAATTAATAGTTTTGTTCCAGCGTATTCTAGTTGTATTTTCTTCAGAATTAATTGAATATTGAATACAACGTTGATTAAAATAATTTTCAACGAATTCTATAATATTGCGTTTATTTTTAGTATGTAATGTAATATGACCAGTATTATCATTATTTTTCATATATCCATCACCTAAAATAATACCATAAACATAACAATCATCTTCATTTATACGTTGAATATCTTTTTCATATTTTGGAATATTATAAATAATCATATCATCATCAGTTAAGTCTTTAACATCTTTAAATTCAGGTTTAACAAGTCCTTTATTTAATCTATTTGCAATAACATCATAATTAACGCCTTTCTTTTGATTAGGAATGACATATACAGGATGTTCGTCAGTAATTGTAAGAGGTTCAATGGAATGCATTGTTTCAATTTCATAAACAGTTCCATTATAAGGATGTTCTAATACATTTTCAATTACTTCATGTTTTCCACTAGAATTAATAATTTCAGTTTCATTGCTCATAACATCTTGTATTTTCATTGGTCCAGATGTTGTATATAAATAGGTATCCGGTTTAATACATTGGTCAACATACCTAGCAGTATTATTAAACACACGCAACATAGGTACTATTCCATTAGAAGTTCCATTTGTGCCACGTATATGACTACCACTAGCTCTAACATTATGTATATGTAAACCAATACCTCCAGCATATTTAGAAATATTAGCACAGTCTTTCAGTGTATTATAAATACCATCAATACTATCATCTTCCATTGAAATGAGATAACATGAACTAAGTTGTGGGCGTGGTGTTCCAGAATTAAATAATGTTGGTGTAGCATGTGTAAAATATTTTTGACTCATATAATGATAAGTTTCAATAGCACTATCAATATCATCTAAATGAATACCAATAGCAACCCTCATCCACATATGCTGTGGTCTTTCAATAATTTGACCATGAATTTTTAGTAAATATGCACGTTCTAATGTTTTAAATCCAAAATAATCAATAAGATAATCTCTAGAATAATCAATAGCCTTTTCAATAATAGGAGAATGTTTTTTAACATTTTCAATAAATATTTCACTTAGTAAAGGAGAATGTTTTTTATGATAATCTTTAAATTCATATAATTTTAGCATTGTTTCAGTAAAAGATGACAATGTATTTTTTTGCAAATTGGAAACAGATACAGAAGCAGCTAGAGTTCCATAATCTGGATTAGTTGTATTTTGTGATGCACACTGTTGTGCTGTTAATTCATCTATTTTAGTAGTTTCAATACCATTATAGATTTGGTCAACAATTTTCATAACTAGAGCAGATGTATTAATTTTAATGTTTGCTTCATTGCATAATGATTTTAGCCTTTTAGAAATTTTATCAAATGATAATAATTCTGAATTACCATTTCTTTTTTTAACATACATTTCATTTTCATCTTCCATTATTATATACATTGAAATATAAATTTTAAATATTTTATTAAATATATATATTATATAAGATGAAAATACCAATTTTTACATTTAGTTTAATAATAATTTTAGCATTTTTAATAACCTATAATATGGTGCAATATATAATTAAAATAGAAAATAATAGAGAAAACTTAAAACCAGGTATTTATCCATTAACTCAAGAATCTGTTATGCTAGAAGATATGTATAAAATAAATAAAATGGATAATTGGGGTGAAGTTCCAAAAATGAGTAGTGATAGATATGTACATAGAAGAATACTTGACAACCCAGATAATGGTAGTTGTACTCCAAAAAATGTTTGTGGATTGTATGAGTAAATAAATATTATTAATATAAATAATATTAATAATGTTTTTAATATATATATAAATGAAAGGGGGTGGAAATTTATTAACAACTATAAGTGATTATTTTATAAATATAAGCAATGAAAAAAAAAATAAAAAAACAAAAAAAAAGAGAAATTATAATAAAAAGAAAAAAGAAAGGAATAAAACATATAGAGGACAATCCAGTGGTGTATACGCAGATATAAGAGGTAGTCCAACAACAGATTTACATGATAAATATAAAACAGGTGGAAAAAAAACATTAAAAAAATCAAAAAAGGTTAAAAAATCACGTAAAAATCGTAAATAATAAATTTAATATTATTTAGTAATTTATAAAAAATATTTAAATAATATATATGGTAAAAAATACTCGTAAAAATAAATTAGGTGGAAAAAAAATGAGAAATAAGAAAGTATCCTCTAGAAAATATAAAAAGGGTGGAAATTATGGAAATTATGGAAATTATTTTGGCACTGGTAGAGAAGGTATTAAAGTTAAATTGTATCATAGATATGTACCAGACCCATTTGGACAAGAGGCAGAATTAAATATAGGTGATAAAATAACAGGTACAATTGAGTTAGGTAGTTCTCCACTCGAAGGAAATTTTGAATTTAAAGGTTATAATAAGAATAAAAACGAAATGCATGTTAAATTATTACAACGTAAACTTGATGGTGGTTTCGTTGAACCAAATCAACACACTGAATTTACTATAAATCCACAACAGTTTAATGAAAAATTTTATATCCAAGATAAAAAGATAAATTTAATAGACCCAACAAATATAACAACTATAAAAGGTGGTGGAAAAAGAAGAACATTAAAAACATTAAAAAAATCAAAAAAGGTTAAAAAATCAC